TAGAGCCTCTTATTCACTTAGGTGCAAGTGTAAAAACGTCTAACTGGGAAGCTAATTCTTTATATGCAGCCATAATGCCGGCTAACTTTGCACGGAACTTTTTAAGTTCAGCTTCTTTACCTTTGAAAAGAGCTAGAGAAGAAGCTGAAGCTGCTTTATTTTTTAAATCTAAAGTCTGCAAATATAAGTTTGCTAACTGCAACACAGCATCTTGTAGCGGAAACGGTAAAGCTTGAGCATTAACACCGCCAGGGGATTGATCTTTAAGATTCGCTAACTTACTCAGAACTGGTGCGTTATCTCTACTATACTCATATGCAGATAGCGTCTCAGGAGACTGTTGACCAGTCTGTACCCCGGTGTAGTATTCGGCCTCTTTAAGAAGTTTAGTTGTTTTTCTTGGTTTGCTCACTGTTCTCAATACTTACTATTCCTACCTTAAATCTACCAGAACATTTTGGACAAAGCCAATGGGCTTCATTTAAGACTTGAGTACCACGATTTACTCTCATTACTCTAGGGTGTACAGGCCCGAACCCGCAAATTTGACACTTCTCCGGACGAGGTACTATAGTTTGATTCATCTGTATACTTACTCAAATAACTTACAAAAATCCACTATAACTTCCCCGGTAGACTTACCAAAAGTATTATCCCAATCAGAAAAGTTATTTAAAATAGAATGAAACTCTAGTTCTGTGCACAGGTTTTTAAATTCGTTAAAGTCAGGCTTAAGCGGTTGCAGTTTAGCGTACTGCTCGTTATATATAGCAATCTCCTCTGGGTTATTATCAATTCCGTATGAGAGATCTACTAATTTTAAGTTTTCTGTTACTTGAGCCATATAAGGCTGTATAACATCTTGCTGATTTGCTGCAAAAGCTTTAGCAAGATTTATTCCCTTTACTTTACCGAAACCTTTTAATCCATTTATGTTATCCGAAACATCTCCGACTATAGCTTTGTAAAAAATGTATTCTTTAGGGGTAAGTTTAAATATATCATTAAAATTAAAAGTGGTAATGTTAATTTTCTTAATTGGGTTGTAAAGTTCCACGTCTTCAGCAACAAGCTGCGCAAAATCATTATCTACACTTACCACGGTTTTTTTACCCTCGACCGTTTTAACAAGCCAACTAATAACATCGTCCGCTTCTAGAGAACCTGGAAATATATTTTTAATACCTAGTGCAGTTGTGCAAGCAAGCACATCTGTCATACTGTCATACACTTCTTTATTTCTAGCAAAATCTCGAGTGCCTTTATAACTACCCTCTGTTAAAACTTTACGGAAATTGACATTTTTGGTAAGTTTTGTATCCCAAGCAATATAGATTTTATTAGTGTTAAAAAGATTTGCATTACTTTTTATCAGTTTTAAAAAGGTGAACAAGCTCCCGGTCTCGATTCCCTTGGAGTTCATTAAGGGCATCTTTGTATTTTTGGCGACCCAATGCGCGCGATGGAGAGCGTTGTTGCCGTCTATTAGGAGAGTGAGATTGTTTTTCATGGTTATACTCAGCTATACAAACGTTGTATATACTTTTAGGTAGTACGTCAACTGGAATAATTAGTTTATTTTGAAAAGCCCATGAAACTTCTTTATCCGGTATAACGTATTCTTGCTTATCCGGTAATGAAAAAAATACCGTATGACCGACAGTTTTGCTTACCTGTACAAGCCATTCTCCTTTGTAAGTACCGTCTTGTACTAAATAAATTCTACGAAGTCTTGGGAATAATAATAGCTTAAGCTTGGTCAGCACGGCCGTTACCATAGGGGTCTTCTCCGTTACTATTAACCATGTTTTGATTAATCTTAAACATTAAACGACGAAATCTTTCTAAAAGTGCATCGTAATGAGTCTGGGAATCGGCCGAAAACATTTCAACTGGCTGGTCATTTAGATCATAGCCTATCAGCATATACGGGCCTAAAAATTCTTTAATCTGTTGATCTAAAGAGTCAATTTCTCGGCGCTTTTCTTTAATAATTTTAGATTTTAAAGATTTTAAATATTCTATCTTAGCAAGTTGTAGCATTTCTGCTATTTCTGTGCGCTGATCTCCTCCGATCTGTTCTGCTGAGACAGTTGGCACCGTTGTAGATTTAACCGGCTGAGATTTGTTCTTATTATTTTTTTTAGCAGCCATTTAATAATATTTATATATTAACGCACTAAACTGCGCAGTTCTGCTTCAGATACAGTAGCGTTAAATCCTCCGGAAACTCCTTTTACAATACACCCAATGGCGTCGTGTGAGTGAAGAGATTCTAGATGAGAGCATACGATCTTGAAATCGGTAATGCGAGAGTCCTTGTTAAACTCTTGATAGAGTAAACGAGATGCATCCTCTACAAACTTAAGATAGGAACCGTTAAGTTCTGCAAAAGCCTGCTCGTCCTCTCGTTTAACCATTACTTGTGTCTCGGTCTTGAGAGCATTTAGACACATCTGCTGAATCTCTTCAAACCAGATATGATCTGTATAGGTAAGAGAAACACGCGCTACAGAACGCTGAGAATGAGAAACTACAGCTTTATTGCGATACTTACGGGCATGTTCTCCTAGTTCAAACGAACACGGGCATGCAGACGAATAAACAAAGTCAAAGTGTATGACTTTATTAAATACCCCGGCTTGATTCAAGCTGCATTCAACAGCAATGTTATAGTATTGATAGCCAGCGTTATCAGATCTGAGACTTCTCTGAATAATAGGGTAAGAGATCTTGAGAATAATTTTAGCGTCGAACGTGCCTAGATTCTTCTTGTAAAGCTTAAGAACATCTTCAATATAATCGATATCGAATGTATTATCCTTATGCTCATAAAAAGAACGAATAATACGAGACATATTAATGCCTTTCTTATCAGCAGCAAGAGAAACAGTACCGGTTACAGCTGTTTCTAACTCTATCTCTGTCTTATTAGGGCGGGTCCACTTAAGCGGTAGCTTAAAATTATGGATGCCTACTTGCTGAATCGCAACAGGCGCACCCTGTATAAGAGAAGACGGGCCATTCTGAAGATCAGGTAGAGTAGCAATATATGCAGATGTAGGTACTAGCTTTGTATCATAAGAGCGGTCCGGCTCCATGTACTTGCTATTAGCAGCGTCAAGAAGCGGCTCTTTATTTTCTACATCTTCCCCAAGCCAATCGTATTTAGAAGTATTCATTTAATATAAGTTTCAGATTTGTTGTTAATACCGTGTTTAACTAAATAGCTAATTATAACCTCGATCGAGTCAGTCTTCAACTTGAATTTCTCAGGAAAATACTGACCACCATCATAGAATTCAAAAAAGGTCTCTCCAAACATGTCTTTGTGATTTACATAACAAGTACAATAGACTGAGGCATACCCCGGGTCTATTAATACTGTCCAGTTACGAGAATCAGCTTCACTGTATGCGTCAAACATTTTATACACTATATAGCCGGAATCTTTTAACCGTTTTACAAAATAACTTAAGGTTGTAATTTTATTAGCCATTATTTAACTAGCCCTGAAATTAAAAACGTAAATTCAGTATTTTCAGTAGGCTTAATAAAGAAAGACATAATTTTAAAAGAGTTATTAATACCAACTCTTGCTTTTTCGAATTTAATGCCTGAGAACAATCTAAAGATATCTAAGTTAAAAGGAATAGTTTGAGCTAATTCAACCCCTTCAACAGTATCAGTAAGCTTCATTGCAATACTATCTGTATTGCTTTTTTCCTTGTCTCCAAGCTCGCAATAAAGACCGTCTGTTTGTTTATAGATATAAATCTTATTAGTATCGCTAGTAAAAGAACTAGCTTTTAGTACTTCCTGTAGTTTCTTATACTCAATATCAAAGAAGGTATCGTTCTTTAAGCTCTCTATCTTTTCTCTCTTTAGAGTGACTTTAGGTACAATAGAGTCGTCGAGAAAGTGATACTTAAATTGAATCTTGTCAGATTTGTAGTAAAGATGGTTACTATTGAGTTTAAAGCTCAACATATCATCTTCAACACAATCAAGCACTCTAAGTAATTTTTTAATATCTCCTATGTTAAGAGATATTTCTTGCTCGAGGTCAAGCGGGTACAGATACTTACCAAGTACAATAATACTGGAATCAGGTTTATTGCATATAGTAAATAGCCCATCCTTATTACCTTTAATAGAGACAATATCAACCGCTTTACCGATAACGTTTAAAAAGTTATCGGTAAAATCTTTTTTATTAAGCTTAAGTTCCATCTTTTAGATGAGTCGAGTTCAGTTTTTTTTTGTCTTGAATGAGATTATCTAGCTTAACATTAATAATGTCAATCTTTGATTGAAGCTTTTCAATACTTTCAACTACATCTTCGTACCTAGTAACCTTGTTAAAATTAAATTCTAATTGGTTATCAGGTTCAACCGGTAAAGGCGGAGCAACAACAGGCGCCTGCATTACCGGTACTGGGGAGGGTAGAGTTACAGGCGGTGCGCTAGCAGCTGCCATAGATGGCGGACCGCCTACAGGTCTAAAGGTTCTATAGATATTTGAAGGCATGACCTTGCTCATATCTACATCGGGCACCTTAAGACCTTCTCCCACCGCTCTGCTCTTTATACCGAATAGATCTGTCTGAAGCTGCTTAGCAAAAAGAGCAGCAGCAATAACTTGCTCTTGATTAACAAATTGAGCTTCGCGTTCAGCTGCTGCTAGATCTCCTTTTACAGCATTAGGATCGATAAACTGTGGTTGACCGGGTTGCATTAGGTGAGATCATCAAGGCCGTCGAGTAGAGCTGCTACTTTATCGTCGTGAGTCGAGCTTTCCTTAGGCAAAGGGGTAACTGACTTAACAGTAGATGCAGTAGTATTAGACGGCTTTGATGCCGGCACCGAGACTGTAGCCTGAGGTTGCTTTTTTGCAACCGGCTCATAAGGCACGTCATCTTCTTCAGAAGTCGACACCGGCTCAGCGGTATCAGCTTCAGCTTTGTTGCCATAATAATGCTCGTCGATGAAGGTCTTGATATCTTCATTCGACTTACGCTCAACAAAGGCGTTAAGATCAAAGATCCCGTTATACGTCTCTTCAATCTTTTCTTCATCAAATCCCTCGATCGAACTAGGCGCTAAAAACTTAGACGCGGTATAAGTAGGATACTTGGGTGCGCCAGGCTTATCAGAAACAAGTTCGACCTTGATACGAAGATTACAGCCCTCTGGAGAGAGATCAAAAATACGTGCACCGAACTCTTCAGCATCGTCTCCCTTAATAGCGGATTGCACGATCTTATCAAGCTGGCGACCATAACGAAGAACCTTAATTGTACCGTTGTTCTCAGGCTTCTTAGGATCATTAACCACTAACACATTAACA